ATGGCACTTTCGGAAACATGGCTTAAATCACAGCTTGGTAAAGATCGGGAAAAAGTAGAAGTATTTACAGACCGTGATGCTATGGGTGTTCGCATTACACCGAAGGGCAAAATCATTTTTCAGCTTAGGTATAGGTATAAAGGTAAGCAACAACGAATAGACTTGGGAAGCTATCCAAACTTGTCGCTGAAAAATGCGAGAATTGAAGCAGATCGCCTTAGGGCAGAACTTGAGCGCGGCTATGATCCAAAGCAAGTTAAATTGAAAGAACTAAAAACCGTTCAGGATGCATACACGTTTGAGAAGTTATTTTATGAATGGTACGAGCGTTTTTGTAAGCCAAACAAGCAAAGTCATCACGATATTTTAAGATCATTTGAAATTCACGTTTTGCCTGAGCTTGGTAAGCAAAATTGTGATGATATCACTGCATACCAGTGGCTTAACCTACTTGAAGAAAATGCAAGAAAAACACCAGCCATATCATCAAGGTTGCTAAATAATACGCAGCAATGTCTTAAGTGGGGTCAAAAAAGGGGATTAATACAATCAAATGTATTATCTGGAATTTCTGCAAAACAAGACCTAAGAATTGATAAAAACAAAGGTGAACGTGCCTTATCAAACAAGGAGATTTATTTATCCTTTTATGCCGTTGATCACTCAAGAATGGCTTATAAAAATAAACTGTTCTTAAAACTGCTGCTGATTTACGGATGTCGTGTGGGTGAGCTTAAGCAAGCTAAGAAATTACATTTTGATTTTGATAAAAATGTGTGGACGATTCCAGCCGAGAATCATAAGACTGGACGAATCAGCAAAGCCCCGATCTTACGACCAATTACTGAGAACATTAAGCCGTACATTTTAAAAGCAATGGAAATGTCGCATGATTCTGAATATTTATTTACAGCAGATGGTTCAAATGGGCCATTGGGTGAGTCATCGCACCTAACAATGCCGGGTAATGTTTTTACATGGCTGAAGAAGCATAAAGATATAGATATGCAACATTGGTCGGTACATGATTTAAGACGTACGATGCGTACCAATATGTCTACGATTGCACCGCCACATATCTGTGAGATTATGCTTGGTCACGCTTTGCCGAAAGTATGGGGCACTTATGATAAGTACAGTTACTTGAGTGAACAGCATGAAGCGTATAGCAAATGGGTAGATCGTTTGGAATTGATCTGGAAGAATGAGGCGCTAGGATGCTAGCGCCTTTTTTTGTAGCGGCCAAGTGTTGTACCACTCTACAAGCTTACTTGAATCATAACTGTAATCTACACCACGCCCACCCGAAAACGGGCGGGGCATTGGGTTTGCATAATACTTCTGATCTTGCCAGCGGCACAGTGTGCGCGTAGAGCATCCGAAAATTTCAACTAAATCACTTGTGCGAATCACTGGCGATGATCCTAAAGCTTCTTGAATTGTCATATTTTCAAATTTAGCCACATCAACCTCCTACAACCTAATCGGCATTAAAATACCGTGAACATCATTCGTTAGCTCAACGTATGAGGTGGTGTTTGCTCCAGTTGGGTAAAACATTGGATAAGTGATATTCAAAACTTTGGCTGCCTTAATAAACATTTGAATGTAGTCCAGGTTAAACTGAACAAATTCTTTAGGCGGTTCAGTAGGTTTTTGGATATCAACCCGCTTAATGTCTGGAAACTTACCGTCAATTGGTCTAAAAAATTCAAATATTCCGTACTGATAGTCAATTAACCAAAATTCATCATCAATTTGCCGTACGGTTAAAATGTCTTTCTTGGGCTTGCTACCCAATTTCTTGATTAATGAATCAATTGTTTCACGCGGAATGATTAATTCAACATTAGGCACATCTGGCGCATCACAGATCAGTGCAGCATGACCATTGGTTGCTGCAATCATTCCATCTTTAAGAAGCACACCCATCAAATAAAAACGCACCTCAAATTTTGCTGAAAACAAGAAAGCTGCTTTTAAATGACTGTATTTAATCTCAAATTCTTTTTTAAATTTCATAACTATTTGCCTTAACTGGTGTGACATCCATGTCACTAAAATTAATTACCAAATAATTCATTTTCACGTTGAGATGCCGCATCATCTATGCGCTTACGTTCAGCATCGGATAGTTCCTCAATGGCTGGATCGGCATATTCAGCGTTAATTTCATCCTGATTTTTGGCGTTTTGAATTCGTAAAATCACAGCATCGACGTAAGGAATCTGTTGAACATCGGCAAACATATCCTCATCTTGAGTTTGATTGCTGCTTTGCTTAGACAGGGTTTCATAACAGCCTTGCACGACACTATTTAAATATTTTTGATGTGTATCTGTCAGACCAATTTCAGCTTCAATAGCCTGACTCAATACAGCCAATTCTTTTTCAGTTTTGGCATTATTCAATTCGTGAATATATTTTTTGCGAAGCTCAGGTGAGCGGGATGTATCCACTACTTTAACTTCTTCTTGCTCAACAACTGGATCTGGTTCATGGGATGCATCTTCAGTCGTTTTTGCAGTTTCTTCCTGAACAGATTTTTTAGATTTAGACTTCCAAAGCTCAATCAATTTATTGCGCTCTTTATCGTCCATCACTTCATAAATCTGGCTTTCAATTTCAGCCATTTCATCATCAGTTTTAGCTTTTAAAATCTTGCTTTTTAGCTCATTAAAATTCGATGCGCTGGCAACAACAGTTTCAGGCGTTACATCAATGATGCGCTCTTGTTCTTCTTCCGATGAACGAAGGCCCATCAATAGCTCAGGTGCATACACACGACCAAAAAAAGATGCGGCACGATAACGTAGCATTTGCTCAGGCATGGTTTGCCATTTACTACCGTTTTTGCCATACCAGCCTTCTTTTACAGCCATTTCCATAGTGATTTTGGAAGATTCAATACGTTCACCTGTTTCGCGCTCAACCGCAAATGCCACACATGACATATCACGAAGTGTGATTTTTTTGGTCACATTTCTTTTTTGGCGGTTCTCCCAAACAACTTCGGTATATTCCACCTCTTTTTCGCCCAAATCTTCAAGTTCAAAACGAAGTGCAGAGAAGCGACCACAGCTATTAATCGCCGCCATAATGAATTGGCTTGACCAACTCGGACGACCTTCAATTAAGTAAAGGTTTTGCATTACCATGAGTGGATCGGCATTTAAGCGTGAAGCCATATTTAGCGCAATCACACAGTTAGCCAGACCATTAGGATTAGGCTCATCGCGATAAATCATGTTTCCAAAATTATCTTTACCCGCTTTAACTTTTATGGTTTGGCGGTATTGCTCTGGTACAAGAGTCGAACTAGACAGCATTTTTGCAATACGTTGAGATAGCTCAAAAGCATCTAGGTTCAATAAACCAATAGTTTGTTGTGGCTGGATGTTAGCTACTGTATTCATTCTAAATATTCCTTAATTAAATTCGTTTTCGATTGCTTGTTTAAGCATGTATTGCGGCAAAGAGATGTCCTCAAGCTCGGTTGAGTAACCATCCCATTCATTGATCAGAAGTGACTCAGCAAGGATTTCTTTTGCTTTGCTGTAGCGTTGTTCGCCGATGCTTATGAATAGATCGGATGCGCGGTATTGTTTGACGTTAAACGGTGCAGAACTTTCAGCCACCAGAAAGATAAATTCTGGCTTATCTTCTGTTTTATAATGCTGCTGGAAGCCTTCGCGGTACATTGTTGCCGAAATGTCATAGCCAAAATCAGAGCATGATCTTTGAAATTTAAATTGACGTGCATCTGTTGTGGTTTTCACATCAAATAACAGACCATTCGGAAATTCATCACATGGAACAATGTGGTAGTCAGGTCGTACACGTAAATTCAAGCCGTACACTGGATCGGTAAAGAAGATGCTTGCCTCAGCCATACCGTGATTATTTTGCATAATCTGGTATGAGCTAAGTTTGCGTAGATTGTTAGCGATGCGATTAGCACCGTCTAACATTTCCTGATCAATAATAATCTTACCTTCGTTTGCTGCTTCCCACGCTGCGGCTTCTTCTTTGCCTGCTTTGGTGCGACGATCAAATTTAGGGCCTACAACAAACTCATTATCGAATTGTTCAGGCTCTAAAAATAAAGTGTGTGCCAGTGTTCCAAAGTCCAGATGTTTTTTAGCTTCACGCTCGTTTTCTTTCAAAATATTGTTTGAATAGAAATGCGCACTTGAACGCAAAATATCTTTCAACTGGCTTGAGCTAAATTCAGGGCAAGCGTGATATTCATCATTGCTCATGCGCTCAATTAGTGATGTGGTCGGGAGTTCGATTAATGTGTTCATTATTCACCATCCTCCAACTCGACAAATTCACCATTTTCATCAAGTTGATACCATGTACCAGGCTTAATGCCGTTTTCACCGACTTTTGATGCACGGATGTGAACAATTTCATCACCATAGTTGCGGTGAGTTAAAACAATCGCACCTGATGCAGAAGCTTTGGCTTTATTTGACCAACCTAGACCACATGCAACAGCGTGGTTACCAGTTGCCGATGCAGCGCCTTGATATCCAGTTGCCGATGCTGCGCTACGGTTACCAGTTGCCGATGCAGCGCCATATTCACCAGTTGCCGATGCAGCGCCATATTCACCAGTTGCCGATGCAAAACCGCGCTCCGCCGCGCTATAAGATGGAGATTTCTCATCAATTGGTTGGCATCGATTAAAGGTGTAATCAATTGCAAATTTCACCAAGTCAGCGATACGTGATTCAAATGATTTTTGAGAGATTGAACGGCTTGCAACTTTTGTATCGCCATTTTCTTCTCGACTTAGGTCGCCTGTTTGTTCTACAACTGCATAACGGCTTTGGCTTGGAGGGTAGTAGCCTAAAACATCAAGAGGATATTCACACGCATGGAATCCTGAACCACACGCTTTTACATCACCTTCATGGGTATAGTTTTTGCCTATTTCATATTGAAAATCACGGCAGATCAGATTTTTATCAAACCCCTTAAAGCTGGTGATTGTTTCCACTGGTACAGCGATAGGAGCTTCTACAACTTCCTTTTTCTTGGATTTGGCCATTAGACAACCTCCTCAACATTGGCAGAGGCTGGCAAGCCCAATGCGCTATTTAACTTAGCTACCTGAACAGCGGGGAGGATCGCAATAGTAGGCTTTTCTTCAAATTTCTCAAGAAGTGATTTTGATTCAGGCCATACTTCCCACAGCTTTTTAAAAGTTTGAATGCTTTCCAGAACGGGAGCGATCTCTTTAGACATGTTATTTCGCTGTGCATCAAGATCGTTACAAGCCTCTACAGCATCTTGATACGCTATTGCTACAGCCTCATCGCCTTTGTATAGCATTGCTTTGCAATAGCTACTTTCATGCTTATAGCCGACCAATCGACTTTCACTTAATCGAACACTATACGAACGACCAGCGATTGAAATGTAAAATATGGAGGATTTTTCTAGAAAACCTTTTGGAAGACTTTCCATAGCGGTCAAATGTTTACCATAAACATCCTCATAAACTTTTTCGCCAGCCAAGCTTTTTGATTTTTCTGCCGCAGCTTGTTTTGCGTTAAATGCATGATCTAGCATTGTTTCAAGCATTGCTTCACGTAAAGATTTGGTTAAACGACTCATATTAATTACTCCACAACGCTGCAATAAATGCACTTAGAAGAACCCAAACCACCAGACCACAGCCTAAGAAAAGAAACATCTTGAGCGTATCAATTGCATTAACAATGAAGATTTCACGGCGTGACATTTCATAGTCACGTGGCTGTGGTTCGGTGCTGCATGGGCGAGTCGTTTGACTCTGTATTGTTTTTTGTTTCATAATTGGATTGCTCCTCGTGAGTAAAAAGCCCGCCGCCTGCAAGTGTTGGGCTTTTTTTATTGGGTGTAGAGCAATCATTACAAAAATGTATTTTTATTGCAATACATAAATGTAATTTTTTTTAAAATAAAATACATTTATGTGTTTTAATAGACAAAAGAAAACCTACCGATGGGGTGGGGTGTATGGAGTTTATTGAGATGTGGACACGTCAAGAATTGATTGAAATTCGCGAAAGGGCGGAATTAGAAGCTTCAATTGATGGAATTAATGAAAAGTGGCGACATGCTTGTTTAGAACTAGCATCTGCCGCCGATAGGCTTGACTCTATCACACACCGTATTGAATCTGGTCTAGAGGTTGCTACACTTCAACAGGCCACTGGGGAGTAAAACTATTTGTTGTTTCTTCCACTGAAATAATATTAGAAACATGGAAGTTTCTAATACCACCTCGTTGAATATCATAACAAAAGAATTTTTCTGTACCCCCTTTGATTCGGTAACTGTAAGGTTCGGCCTCTCTAGTCTCAATTGTTCCATCATCTTCCCGTGCTGTTATGATAATTGTGTGCAGATTACGTCCAGCAGATGAAATTGTTTCTTTAATACTCATTATTTTCTCCACCCGATCTGTAAGGTAGCTGTGTCGGGTTCACAGTTTATTTTTCCAAAAAAATGTATTTATTATTTTTACGGCATGTTTCTTTGCTTTAAAACAAACTCAATTTCAAGAAAATCTTTTACCATAAAGTCATCTAATTTTTTCTTCTTTCTATACAAAAGATAAGTAACTATTGACACAATGATGGTTACAAAAAATAACTTCACATCACTCTCTCGATGATAGCTCAATATTTCAGGTATTAAGATAAAAAAAAGCCCAAAACAAAAAAAGCAAATTAAACCAATAGAAATATCTATGTAGTTACTGTGACTGCACTGCAATTGATACAGCAATTTTTGAGCTCGCTTTGTTAGAAAATCATCATCAAATTGGGCATAAGAAAATCTTGGCTGCATTGTTGTATCTGACCAAAACATTTTGTTCTTTGCATTCTTAACGATATTCCATGCTGTGGGTGTCCAAAAATATCCATCGGGAAGCCTTTTGGGTTTAAAGATTAAAGCTTTCGTCAAAAATGAGTAATTCATTTATTATTAATCCAGAAATGTGATATCACTACAAGTCAATTATACTTTAGGCAAAATTCTTAATTTATCCCGTTTTTTGTGTTGTAGTTTCATTTTGTGAAGTGCTATTTGATATATTTTTAATTAGATCTTCCACCGTTCTGAATGTACTATCTAACAAAAGATCAATAGCCATTATCTCAATAGAGGATACATTTCCATCAGCTTTTATTTTATCAATTTTTTTTAAAATTTCTAAAACTCTCAAGCGCCTATCGTTACTATCAAAATTTTTATCTTCATAATATATTTGGTTAGAGGGTGATTTTTCCATCCACTCTTGATCATCATGATATTCCTGTGTGGAACCGTCTAAATACATGAAAGGAATATCTGTCTGATCTTCTAATTTTCTAGCTTTTCTTTCACCAATAACTCTTTTTTTACCAATTATATTGGCTATTTCACCCTGATTTAATCCAAATTTATCAATAAATTCTTGTTGGTTCCTGTAGTGAGTTTTCACCCAAGAATTAAGGCGGTCAGCTCGCGCATCTGATGCTGCTTTATTTGGATCGGTTTCTTTTTTCATAACTTAATTCTATCAGTGCATTACAAAAATGTATAAACACAAAAATGTATTTATTCTTGCTAATAAAAATACAAAAATGTAATATTTAAAAATTGAGAAATTGGAGTTTCAAATGAGTAACAAATTTGTTGATTACTTTCGCAGTTTAAGTTCATCCCAGAAAAAAGAGTTAGCTAGCAACTGTAAGACTACGGTTGAGTATTTATCAAAACAGGTCGCCTTAATAAATAAAGGTAAATCTAATAGTCTTTTCAAGCCTGCGACCTGCTCAGCAATTGAAGTTTTCTCAAATGGTGAAGTAACGCGAAAAGATTTAAGGCCTGATGACTGGTCAAAAATTTGGCTTGAATTAGACATGTCCTGAGGTGCTTCCATGATTGAAAAACTCACGGCAAGCATCACGCACAAATGCACAGATGAAGAAAAAATCAAACTTGAGCGCATAGCCAAGTCACGAAAAATGACGCTTTCAGAATTAATGAGAGATGCAGGCATAAAGATCATTCACGAAGTAGAGGAGATGCTTAAAAGTCTACAGGCTGAGTTTGATCTGACCACAGATACAGCAGATACAAGAAATACAAGTGATTTTGAGTTGATGCCATCACCACCTATCACACGCATTTCCACAAAACACACAGGCGCAAAAAAGGCCCAACTGTGCGACCAGTTGAGCCTCGTTGCCGTTCACTCAGATAAGTAAACGAGGATTTAGCATGAAGAATTTAACAGAACAAGAGAACCAAGGCAATCATGACTTTCTTGAAGGTGATGTGGTTGTCTTTATTGACTCACTTATGCCAGATCAACTTATGACAGTTCACAAGGTTCAATGTGATGGAATCTTGCTAGATGGCAATAGAAAGTTTGCACTCGCACACTTGTTGCGCCATGCAAGTATCCGTGAGCTAAACACCAAAAAACGCCACATCATGAGTCTTGATGAAATATTTGGAGAGATGTCATGAAATCGTCTCTTAATCACAGAAAGCTTTGCGAGATAGGGGCGCGTTTTTTAAAGCGTTGTGAATCTTCCAATGGTCATGGTTGTCATTTTGCAATTATCGAAGCGGCTTGCTATGGAGAAAATCCAGATGTTTTCGGTATTCGGCACGGAATTAATAACCATGGCATGGGTACATTTCTACTCGAAGCTAAAATGAGTAGATCGGATTTTCTTGCTGATCGATCTAAACCACATCGTATTAACCCCGAGACTGGTGTAGGAAAATATCGGTATTACATCTGTCCTGCTGGATTAATTAAGCCTGAAGAACTCCCTAATAAATGGGGGCTAATTTACGTAAGTGAAGGCGGCATTTGCAAAGTAGTTGCAGGGGTATTGTCTGCGCCGAAAATTAAATATTACTGCGAATGGTCGAAAAAAAACAAATCCCATCTGGATCATGGCCAAGTCCAAGAAAACTTCAAAACATTTGCTTTTGAACAGCGAAATTATCAAAACGAATTAAACCTTTTGACCATGGCTTTAGCTCGACTTCAAGACCCAGAAGAATTGCTTTATATGCAGCGTCAATACATGCGTTTAAAAACCCAACTTGAGCAAAAAGAACAACAGGTTCGAAGTCTAGAAAGAGAGCTGAATATGGCTAAATTTCATAGCAAACGAACCCGATCTGAATTAGATCAAGTTGTTTTGCAGAATTCTTGAGAGGGGCTGAATCATGAACACAGCAGCGTTGATTCATTTCCCTAAGCCTCAGGATGAAATTAAAGAGGCTGATATGACAAAACAAACCCGAGATAGTGGTTATACGCCTTTGCCTAACTATCTCGTTGATGATGATTATGTAGCCAGAATGAGTGGAAACTCTTTGAAGTGCTACACGATTATTAATCGCTTTACAAAAGGCTTTAGTCGCATCAATTGGGCTATGGAATCAGGTTTTTTACTCAATAAAACAGGTATTAAAAAACCGCATACTCTATTTGAGGCTGTTAAACAATTAGAGCAATTTGGTTTGCTTTCAGTTCATCGAGAAGATGGAAAAACCAACAAGTTTACTGTCACAGACCCATGCCCAAAAACGGCACTACCTAAAAACGGCACTACTGCCGAAAATGGGCATAACACCAGTGCCGAAAATGGTAATAAGGGTACTGCCGAAAATGGGCACACTAAGAAAGAAAATATTAAAAATAATATTAAAAATATAAAAAAAACCACTTTGCCTGTGGATAAATCCGAAACAGATATTTTTGCCAGCTCAGTCGAATACCACCGAGAGGACAAAAAATTATTCACGCTGATTGAGCTTTCAAAAACCTACAAAGTTCAATCTGATTTCACCGCTAAGGCTCAATCTGAAAATCCAGACATGACCAAAGAGCAAATTTTGGCAGAGCTTAAAAACTTCGCTCAGTGGTCAGTCGCACAAGACAAGCGCACGGCGCAATCATGGATGAACAACTGGGTTTATCGTTTACAAAAACTCGATCCATCCAAAAGCAAATCTAAAACCACAACGACGGCTAAACCCAAAAAACTTAGTGACAGCCAGATTGATTACTTCGCATCAAAACTTTGCAACTTCGATGAATTCGCTTCGATGTACGCAAACGTGGGTGAATCTCAAAAATCATTTGAATCACGTATCGCTGCAAAACTACGCAATCCAAAGCATTTGAAGGAATTTGCATCGTATCTGCATGACGTTGGATTCGTGGGTAACTTGGAGGATTTCGCATGAAAATTCCAACTAGCACGACACACATCGAAACAGACGGCACGTTTTGGAGTAATTGGCAGGGCGGTTGGTTCTTCTGGAATGGGAAATTTGGATGGTGTCGCTACGTTGGACCAGTGAATCAGATGTTCTTGGTAAACAAGCGCGAAATAGGGGTAATTTCATGAGATGGAGCGAAAGTATTCTCGAAGCGCATCTAAAAGCGCACAGAAACAAAGCTAATTTAGCGCAAGAGCGATTTAAATTACAAAATGATGCAAAGGTACACGATCAAGTTAAAACACGCTTAAAACTCAAATCAAAGCAAAATACAAATATTGTGGAAAATCTAATTTTAGACGTAGAACTTTGGACGATTCCACCGAGTGTAAATAATTATTGGAGTGTGACACGTGGAAAAAAATGGCATTTAAGCCAAAAAGCACAGGATTTTCATAATTACGTGCGTTCAATCGTGCCTGTTTTATCAACAGATATGCGATTAAAAATGGATGTCACTTTTCATTTCCCAGATAACAAAATCAGAGACATAGATAACTATTTGAAAGCCACAATTGACAGCTTGGTGAAGTGCCAGTTCTGTCTGGATGATGAACAGTTTGACGTGCTGATTGTAAGACGTGGTGAGTATGTCAAAGGCGGTTTAATCCAACTAAAAGTTTGGGAGATTTAATTCATGGCGGGATCAATTCTACATTCACGTGCGGCTTTATCGCAGACAGAGTTTTTTGATAGTTCTGGTGTTTATTGCAATGAACCTCGCGCGCGCGCGCGTTTTGTTTCAGCACGTCAGAAAGCCAAGAAATTTATTGTTCAAAGACGCGGCTATAAACCACCTGACTTTGCCCGCATGATTTTAGATTTACGCAACTTGGGGTGGTCGCATGAAAAGATCGCTTATGTGCTAGATGCGTCATCGTCAGCGGTGTCGAGTTGGGCGACAGGATCACGCCCGTTCTACGATCACGGCGACGCATTTATCGAGCTTTGGCGCGAACAAACAGGCATTGAAAGATTCCCACGAGAGGGGGAGTGGCGCACGTATCACTACAAGATCGGCCAGCAGGATTTTTTAGATCAATTGGATGGGGTTATTGAACAATTGGATGAGGAAATTAATAGTTAATTAATGACCTCATTAAGCTATAAGTTGTTTTACTTTGCTTTTTCATTAATCTCATCAAAAATATTTCGGCAGTCAAAGATAACAATACCCGCTTCGTCTGCTTCTTTTCTTAGATCAAACAAAGCTTGAATAAATTCACTTAAAATATGATCAGGCAAGGTGATTTGCTTTTCAGTACGTCTATAATGATTAAATTGTGTTTTAGTCATTACGATGCCACGCTTTGCCATGATTTTTTCTAAAGTGTCGATGTCAACAGAAAGCCCAGTAAGCTGACATATTTTTAAAAATATTTGATTGTTTGTCATCATTTTTTCCGTTTTTCATTATCCAGATTTTTACTTAAATATGCAGAATACATTTCAATAAAAAGCTGTTTTTTGTTTTCTTCCTTTTGCCAATTTTCATATATATTCTTTTCAAAATCATCATCAAGATACATATCTATTGATAAACGCTTTGATTTTCGTTTTTCGCGATATTTAGCAGTGTGCTCGCTATCCGTTTTTGGTGTGCTTGACATAATTCAAAATCCTGATATTTTAGTTACATTAGCTAGCTAATCGAGCGCACAGCTCGCTTAGAAATACATTTAGTATCAAGCTAAGTAATGTTTAAGAGCATATAGCTCTAAATAGAACCCCGATCTACACAATCGGGGTTTTGTTTTATAAATTTTGAGTTCTGTTCTCAACATAATCTAAAGCAGCTTGTAACATCGTTTTTGAGCTAACACGATTGATAATCGCTTGTTCAATGCTATTTCTGCAAGATTCAACATTAATCGGATAATCTTCACCGCTAAACACTGTTGCTGCTTCATCAGAGCGTAAAGCCCACATTGCCTTACTCATTGCTTGTTCAAACGAATCTAAATCGGTAATTTCAGGCATAGGATTATCTTTTAACCACATCGACATAAGCTCGTTTGTATCAAGATCGGAAAAATCAAGCAGCCATTTTTCATCGTAACCATCTTTTTTAATTTGAGCGTTTTCTTGTTCAAGTAATTCAGTTTGATAATCTTGTAAAGTTTTCATATTAAATCTCACTAAGTAATGTTTAAGTTATCAAGCTTTGATCTACACATCTTGGCTTGATGTAGTCATCATATCTAACGTGGGTTAGATTGTCAAATATTATTTTAAATTATTTTTATTTTGCCGACGAACGGTAGTCCTAAAAATAAAAACACTCGCCAAAACACACAGCCAAACGTGCATATAAAAGTCAAAAACTAACCCTATTCACAACGAATAGGGCTTTTTTATGGCTACTCGAAAAACACAAGTGCCAGGTGCAACCACAGCAGCGCCAGAAGATGAGATTTCGACAACTGAAACTCAAGGTGAACAGCAAACTGGTAGTGATGAACAATCGACTGAGCAATCTACACAGCCAACCGTTGAAGAGTTACAAGCACAACTGGCAGCAGCTCAAGCGGAAAATAACTCATTAAAGGGTCAGATTCGTCGCTCTGCTTCAACCATGGCAGCGTCAGAAACTCAAGAAAGTACAGCATCTAACGCTGGAAAGATTTACTTGAGCGAAAAAGGCTGGACACGAGGATAAGTCTATGTGCGGTGGCAAAGTCGTAAAACAAGATCCAGAAGCCGATGCAGCAGCAGCGGCGGAAAAGGCTGTAATTGAAGCAAACACAAAGAAAGCACAACGGCGCACGGCTAACCAGTCGAGTGTATTAAGTGGTGCTTTCGATTCTGGAACAAGCAATAAAACAACCTTAGGCGGTGGCTGATGTCTAATTTCGCTCAGACTCTATGCACTCGACTTGATCAATTAAAATCGGCTCGTTCTAACTACGAGTCGCACTGGACTGAATGTTACAAGTTTGGAGCGCCTGAGCGTCAAGAATGCTTTTCATCATCTGTTGTAGAGAATAGTAAAACACAGCAGTCACAACGTGCTGATCTATACGACTCAACCGCAGCAGATGCGGTTCAGGTGCTTGTTTCAATGATCATGAACGGCGTGACACCGAGTAATGCAATCTGGTTTAAAGCACAGCCTGACGGCATTGATGATTTATCAGTGCTAACAGAAGGTGAACGGTGGCTTGAAGATGTCTGTCAATTTATGTGGCGCAATATTCATGCTGCTAATTTTGACTCAGAAAGCTTTGAAACGGTGACTGATATTGTCACAGCAGGATGGGGTGTTCTTTATACAGATATTGATCGTGAAGCAGGTGGCGGCTATGTCTTTGAGTCGTGGCATATCGGCAACTGTTTTATCGGTTCAACACGTTCTGATGGAATGATCGATACGATTTATCGCGAACATGAAATGACAGCGGAAGCGATGATCAATACTTATGGTGAAAATAATTGCCATTTTAGTGTGATAAATACTGCTAAAAATCAACCAGATACGAAATATAAGCTTCTCCATGTGATTCAACCGCGCAAGTCCAAAGGTGCAGGGCAGATCAATAAAGACATGCCTTTTGCTTCATATCACATCGATGTGAGTAATAAGCATCAGTTGAAAGAGTCGGGCTATCACGAATTTCCATGCGCTGTGCCACGTTTACGCCGTTTACCCAATTCAGTTTATGGCAATGGCCAGATGACTTTGGCTTTAGCTGATGCGAAAACACTGAATGAACTGATGAAGCAGACATTGCATTCAGCAGAATTGCAGATTGGTGGAATGTGGATTGCGGAAGATGACGGCGTTTTAAATCCTTATACCGTGCGTATTGGGCCACGGAAAGTAATTTCAGCGAATAGCGTTGATTCAATGAAGCGACTGGATGACGGTACTAACTTCCAGATTGCAGATTATCTCATTACCAATTTACAAGGCGGTATTCGCAAGAAGCTTATGGCTGATCAGTTGCCGCCGATCGGTACACAGCAAATGACAGCAACCGAGATTCACACACGAGTAGAACTCATTCGTCAGATGTTAGGGCCGATGTACGGACGTTTGCAGTCTGAGTACTTGAAATCAATCTTAGATCGGTGTTTTGGCTTGGCATTGCGTTCTGGTGTGTTAGGTCAGCCACCGCAGGAACTTTGGGGGCGCAATTTGTCATTTAAATTTGTATCGCCGTTGGCACGTTCTCAGCGCATGGAAGAAGTGATGGCAACTGAGCAATACGTTGCAAGCGTTGGAGCAATGGCGCAAGTAGATAAAACCATTCTCGACAATATTGATTTTGATGCTGTAGCGGTGCTTGTCGGCACTGGTCGCGGTGTTCCGCAAACAATTATGCGAACGGCTGATGAAGTGCAAGAGTTACGAAAAGCGCGTCAGAAAGCACAGGAAGAACAGGCAGCAGCACAGCAACAGGCAGCGATGCAACAAACGATTGCTGAAAAGGGTGCTGATGCAATGGCGAAAGGCATTGGCAGTCAATTATCAAGCGAGGTGGTGCAGTGATTTATATATTAATTATTTTCATGATTCTATTTGTTGCTGCATTAGCTTGGGCGGTAATCCTTAAATCTGAAAATCATGATCTAAAAGACACAGCTATTACGCTGAAAGTGCTTAAAGACGGGAAATGGCTTGGTGCAGAGGAGTGGCAGAGCGAAGTTACACAAGAGGTTGACCAATGGAAGGAAAAATATTGGGATGAAAACCGCTTGCATCTTGATACTAGGCTTGAGTTAGATCATTACACGCAAGTTGCTATTGACTTACAGGCTCAAATTGATGATCTGACAACCTCAAAACCCACAGAAGAACAACCAGAACAAGGCACATTCGTTAAACAACGAAAACTCAGTGCTGCAACACCCGACACATATCGCAATGTCTTTGATTTAGACATCAATGGTCAGCGTGTTTTAGACCATTTAGAACTCACTTTTGCTAATAAATCAACCTATGTCCGTGGCGGTCAAGATGCTGAGCGTGAATCGTGCTATCGGGCAGGGCAAGCAAGTGTAATCAGCTTTATTTTTAATCAAGTAAATCGCGCAAATAACCCAGACTATAAGGAATCAGACAATGACTGATTTAGTTAATGAGCCAACGCCAACCCCTACAGAGCCAGTTAGTCTTTTGGGTGGAGAGAATCCAAATCCAACTGAACCAAATCCATTACCGACAGAACCAGCACCGATCACGGTTCCTGAATCTGCCGATGCCTACGCAGTAGACATCGATGGCTTTGATTTTGACGAGTTTAAAGGCATTGAAGAAAACAAGGCTTTTCTTGATGAAGCGCACAAAGCAGGGCTTACAAATGAACAGCTTGGCTTTGTTTTAGGCAAGTATAACGAAATTATCCCGAATCTCATGCAAGCCAATGCAGCTTTAGACAATGAAGCCGCAATTCAAACAATGACTGAAGCGTGGGGTAATGACACCAAGGCTAATTTTGGATTCGCTAAAGCAGCAGCAGATAACGCAATTGCTAACGGCATTTTAACGGCTGAAGAAGTGAATAGCCCTGAATTTGGCAATAACCCACTGGTATTAAAAATGGCTGCTTATTTTGGTCAGCAACTTGCTGAAGATACGCCAGTTAATAATGCCCAACCGAACGGCTCTACAGATATTCAATCATTAAAGCAATCGGAAGCCTATTTGAATGAGAAACACCCAGATCATGCTCGTGTGTTTGCTCAGGTTACAAATTGGTATCAGAAGCAATATAAGTAACGGAGCATTAAATCATGCCAATGGTTAATGAAAATAAAATCACGGCGGCGTTTGTTATTCAGTATGCAGATACATACGAAGTAGCAGCAATGCAAAACGAATCACGACTGCTTAAAACGGTTGTGAATCGTGGGAAAATTCAGGGTGAATCATTTACGATTAATGATATGGGTCAGGTAGAAATGACTGCATCAGGCAATCGTTTTGGTGATACGCCGTGGACGATTCCAGATGCGGGGGTTCGTACTGCATTGATGGCAGATTACGATCTATTTATCCCAATCGAATCACGTGATTTGCCAAAATTAAAAGCAAATCCGTCTGACAAGTACATGAAAAACTTGATCAGCGCACGTAACCGCAAAACTGATGACATTATTTATCAGGCGTTGGTGGGAGGCATTCCGCGTACCACTGTGAGCGATGCGGGCGTTAAGTCAACTGCTACTGTGAACTTGCCAGCTGGTCAAATTATTCTTTCTGGTTTTGGTACGCTTAAACAGCAAATCATTAAAGCGAAAGCGTTATTTCGTCAAAACGAATGTGATGAATTTAACGGCGAAACGCTGAATATTCTTTATACAGCTGGAATGCTTGAGGATATTTTAAGCGATACCACACTGACCAGTGCAGACTTCATGGCAGTTAAAATGCTGCAAGAGGGTGCTGTAGCAGGTAAATGGCTTGGCGTAAACTGGATTCCATACGAAAAGCTAAACAATGGTGCTGGCGGTGCAACTGAAAAACGCACAGTAATGTATGCAGGTTCAGCGGTTCATTTCGGTGATGCAGATATCACAGGCTTTGATATCACCAAACGCCCAGATAAAAAGAACATTTCACAAGTTGGTGGTGTTCACTCGTTTGGTGCGGGTCGTGCCAATGAGCAGAAAGTTGTTGCGATTGATTATCTCGTTTAATTGACCCAACAAACCACATTTAAAACCCATTCACTATAACCAAAAGTGAGTGGGTTTTTCTTATGACAACTACAAACGTCAGTATATGTAATGAAGCGCTGAGTATGATTGGCGCTAAGTCAATCAATTCATTCGATGACAATACAGAAAATGCACGGCGCTGTGCATCGATCTATGACGCAACACGCAAGGCATTGCTGCGAATGCATCCGTGGTCTTTCGCAAAGAAACGGATACAGCTTGCACCAGTCTCCACGCATCCGACTTTTGGCTATAGCCATGCATTTCCATTGCCTAATGACTTTTTACGAGTGATCGATGCAGGCGATCTGGATTATGAAATAGAAGGTCGTCATATTCTGGCGAATTGCAGCCTAATTAATCTGGTTTACGTGTTTGATAACGATAACGAGCAAACATGGGATTCATTGTTTTGTGAATGTTTGGCTCTGTACATGGTGCGCAAATTAGCTAAACCGATTACTGGCAGTCAAGCGGAAGCCGATAGTGCATGGCAACAACTTCAAATGTTATTGAAGCAAGCCAGAGCGATCAACGGACAAGAAAAGCCAGCACAGGACTTTGTAGCTTATCCGCATTCACGGTTTAGCGAGGTGCGCTACTAATGAAACAGTACATCATGAAAAATAATTTCAGTGCTGGGGAATTAGCGCCTACGCTTTATACCAGAACTGATATTCAACAATACGCTAATGGAGCCAAAAAGCTTACAAACGTAATTCCATTGGTTGAGGGTGGGGTAAGAAAGAGACCAGGTACATTTTTCACCGATAGCATGGCAAATGCAGTTCGGTTAGTCCCATTTGTGGTGAGTTCTGATAAGTCATACATGCTTATTTTAAAGCCGTATGTCATGGATATTTATGATCCACGTTCAAAGAATGTCGTAGCTACGGTTTCCACACCTTACACAGCCAATCAAATCCCGATCATTCAGTTTGTTCAATATCGTTATGAGATGTTTTTTACTCACAATGATGTGCCTGTTCAGCGTTTTCGCTGCTCACCAGACTTTACAAATTGGGAGTTCTCTCCATTTGTTTTTACCAATGCCCCTACAGACTCAGAGAATGCTAGAAGTCCTTTTCGTAAAGGCAAACCATCTGGTAAAGATGTTGGTGCATTTGTGTCCTTTACGCTTGATGCAATCAATAGTTGGGTCAGTACAACGGCTTATTTGACTGGTGATGTTATTCAATACTCAGGTAAAACTTATCAGGCGACACAGGATAATAACAATAAACAGCCTGATATTTCTGCAAGTTATTGGGTTGAAGTTACGGCGGGGTCGGGTGGTTTTTCAGCTTCAGACGTAGGTAAATACATAGAAGTGAATGGCGGTATCATTCGCATTACTCAATATGTAGCGACCAATGTCATCAACGGTGAGATTCTTAAAAAACTGGATGATGATGTTCAGGCAATTGAGCGATCGTGGACCATATTGCCGCTGGCTTTTAATTCAGATGATGGCTACCCACGTTGCTGCACCTATTTCAAACAGCGCTTAGTGTTGGCCAATACGAAAAAAGCACCGAATAAAATCTGGTTTAGTGCTGTGGGTGGTAATGCTAACTTTCTTGAAACCACAGATGATGGTGATGCATTTAGTGTCGTGTCTGCATCTGGTCTAGCAAACAGTATTTTGTTTCTGGAAGCACAGCGCGGTGTGGTATGCCTCACGTCTGGCGGTGAATACATGGTTTCATCGGACGGGGTTTTAACACCAACCACTGTAAATATTAACGAACACACCGCTTTTGGTGCTTATCCTGTTACACGACCTTGCCGAGTCGGTAATGAGATTTTATTCATTCAGCGTGGTGGTGAGCGACTCAGAGCTTTGTCATATCGCTATGAAGTAGACGGCTTAGTATCGCCTGAGATTAGCGCATTGTCGTCACATATCGGTGAATTGCACGGCGGTATCAATGAAATTTGCTATCAACAGGAACCAGAGAGCATTGTCTGGTGCGTTCTTGGGGATGGGAAAGTCGCTTCAATTACATTCAATCGTGACCAAGAGGTAATTGCTTGGGCGCAACAAGATTTTGGCGGCACGGTTCTAAGCATGTGTTCTGTGCCTACAGCACTGGGTGATGACTTGTGTTTTATGTTGATCAACCGAAACGGTACTGTGAACTTAGAGCAGCTATCGTTTAATGCTTATTTAGATTCACAGCGCGATGCTACGGTGTCAGTAGCCAATAAAATAAGCAAGTTTGGCTTTTCTTATCTGAACGAAATTGATATCTATCAGACTTCTGGTGACTCAATTTACACCATAGATTTTGAAGAAAATACCAATGAATTGATTTTTCAGGATATGGCAGGTCAGGTCGTTAAGGTGGGTCAGGTTATCAAAAGTACCGCAGAGTTATTTCCACCTGAACTCAGTCAAACGCCGTTATCTACCATGCTTTACAAAGCTAAGATTGATCGTACAGCATTCTTTTTCAATAAAACGCTTGGCGCTGAGTTTAATAAAGAATTGATCGAAACATTTACGTTTGATCAAACACCGATGGATGCTCAAATCCCGATGACTGGCTACCATTTGATTGAGGGTGGTTATTGGTCTGATCTGCATGAAGCGCCGATTGTCATTTCGCACAACAAACCGCTGCCCTTTCACTTGCAAGCTATCACAATGCAAATGTCGATTAATGAGAAGTGATGTGATTCTACGTGTAGCAACCCTTTCAGACATTCCAATCCTTGTGCAGTTTGGTGAACTCTTTATGGCTGAATCACCAAATTATCAAGGACGACAATATGATCCAGAAAAAGCAGAAAAACACTATAAATCACTGCTAAAAGATGGTCTTTTGCTTGTTGTGGAAGAAAAGCAAAAGGTTTGTGGTGGCTTTGCAGGGGGTATTGGAAAAGATTGGTTTAATAATCAAAAAATTGCTTTTGATTATGTACTGTATGTGAAGCCTGAGCATCGGAAAACACGAGCAGCCTACATGCTTGTCGATGGGTTTATTCGTTGGGCACAACTGAGCGGGGCATCGCGCATTCAGGTAGGTACTACAACAGGCGTGGAGTCTGATGGCTGTATCAGACTATACAGGCATTTCGGACTAAAGCAATACGGCACTTTGCTGGATATGGAGCTTAAAGCATGAATGAAATCATTTCACCAGACAATACAGCGCTTTTAGCTCAAATATTGGGTGATATTCAAAATAAAGCCTACATTGATGTTGTATGTGATGTGCAGCAGCAAGTCAGTGAATTGCCACAACTTGAATTACCAGTTTTTCATCATTTCGCACCTAATGTTTATATGCGCCAAATGGATGCCCCAGCAGGGGCATTAGTGGTTAGCAAAATGCACCGCACTGAGCATATGAATATTTTAATTAAGGGTGCTGTAACAGTTGTGACAGAAAATGGTATTGAATATTTAAAAGCCCCATTAGTCTTGAAGTCGGCAGCAGGGACAAAACGTATTGGTTATTTTCATGAGGATAGCTCATGGATTACGGTACATCCCACAGAATCCACAAACTTAGATGAAATTGAAAAACAGGTTATCGTCCCTGAAGATCAAGTTAAAACATTTTTGCAATCTTTAGAGAGCGCAGCTAAGGAGATCGAGTAATGTCTTGGGCAGCAGTAGCAGCAGTCGCCGCAGTAGCAGGCGCAGCAATATCAGGATATTCAGCCTACTCAAATGGCAAAACGCAAAGTGAACAAGCACAGGCTGACGCAGATGCAGCAGCAGCACAAGGACGACTAGAAGCTGAACGCATTCGTAAACAAAAAGAGAGAGTTCAATCCGCAGCACGTGCAGCAGCAGCAGAGAATGGAATCGCAGTCAATGAGGGTACAGCAGTCACGATTAATGACCAGATTGAACGTGATGGTCAATATGACGCTGCTATGTCTGAAATAACAGGGTTTAATTCATCACAGCGATTACAGGCTGAATCCAGTATTTACAAAAATAATGCTAACACTGCTTTAGCTGTTGGTGCTGCAAATGCTGTTTCTAAAGGTGGGTGGAAATAATGGCTAGAATCCCAATGGGTAATTTTGGTAACGCGATGCCACAGGTTGAGCGTATCCAGATGCCACAAGATCAAAGTGGTCAGATGATTGCTGGCGCATTGCAGAATGCTGGAAATACTATCAGTCAGATTGCACAGAAACGTGATGAAGAACAACGTCAGCAGGAAATAACCAATAAAAATATTGAGCTTTACCAGAACAAACTACAAACCCAAGAAGCACAATTAAAGCTAGACGAAAGCCTGACTACTGATTTTAGTGACAAAGTGGCTGATATTAAAAACCGCGTGGGTAATGGTGATATTAATGCCCAGCAGGCAGATGAAGAACTGAAAACATGGTCGGCTGATAAGTTTAGTCAACTCAAAACGGAATTACCTGGTCATTCACAGCAAGAATTGCAGCAGTATTGGGATTCAAATGTAAATCGTCAGCGTGGCTCATTTTTTCCATTGCAACTAAAAGCCACTGAGCAAAAAGGCGTAGTCCTAAGTGATCGTTACTTCGATGTGGCTACACGTATGGGGCGTGAAGATGGCAAAAACTACTTGCTGCAAAACTTGTCCACGTTACCGCTTTCACAAGCGCAAAAAGAAAACTTGGCGCTTAAATACGAAAGTACCCGCGACATCATAGAGGTCAATAAAAGCATTACGGATGCGGTTGCAGCCAATGATATTTCAGCACTTGAGCAAACAGCCACAGGGTTAAAAGATAAAAAATATCTGGATGGTACAACTGTTCAGAAATATCAGACTGAAATTACAAGTAAGATTTCTGCCTTGCAGCAACGTCAACAGGTCAATGAAAACAAGCGATTTAACGAAGCTGAAAAGGTTACAAACCAATATATTCAGGCGGTTTTGACAGGACAATCGTTAAGTCTTGAATATCAGAATAATGTTGAACAAGCTGTAAAAGGTACACCGTCAGAAGCAGAATATCAATTTTACACAAAGCAATCTAGTGACTTTATTCGCTTTTCAAAATTGAATACAAGTCAGCAATTGGCAGAAATTAATAAGCGTCAGGTAGCACAGAAAAATAGCTCTAGTGCCGATCCAGTTGCAGAGAATAAGATTCTTAGCACGTACCAACAAATCTATGATGCCAAGCTAAAAACCAATAAGGAAAATCCGACTCAGGCATTGCGCGAGAAAGGTATTCAACTGCCAGAAATTAATGCTGCTGAAATTAAAGTCAATCCAGCGCAATTCGTTCAGAATGTCGTGACTATTGGTTCGTATCAAGTGGCGCAACAAAATACTGATTCTAATGCCACAGTAAAGCCAATCCCTGAAGAATCACTGGCTGATGCAAAAAAAGCATGGAATGAAGCAGGGGTTAGCCAAAAAATTGATTTAATTGGCAACCTGATTAGCCAGAGCAAGGGCATTAAAGGTGGAGAAAAAATATGGGGGTCTGCACTGGGTCAACTCAGCAATGGTGATCAGGCTTATGTTATGGCTGGGGTTGCGCGCATGAATAATTTTCGTTCAGATGCGGGTCTTGATGTAGCAACGGCGATTGTTGCGGGAAAGCAGGCGCTTAAAAATAAGCAAATGATTCAGCCGAAAGACGATGTTCTAAAACAAAAGTTTAATGATTATGTGGGTCAATCGGTTTCTGGTGCAACTGCAAATATGACGTTTGAGGCTTACAAGTCTATATACGCCTATCTTACAGAAACACGTGGTCAACAACATAAGGATGCAGATGACTACAAAGAAGAAATAGGAAACACAGCCTTGTCATTAGCAACAGGCGGCACTTATACCCAAGATGGTAATTTTAAAGACTACACCAATCGCGGGATTAAAGACTGGAAAGTATCCAAGCCATACGGCATGACAGATTCGGCTTTCGAAGCAAAAATCCAGTCTGGCTATAAAACCATTTCTCAGCAAACAGGTTTGTCGGTCAATGATCTACAAAACTTTAGGCTTGCTCGATCTGGAACACGGACAGCCCAGAATGAGCTTTTATATGACTTGATTAATGAGCGCGGTCAGCCTTTAGTTGTGAAAGGAAGTGTTTGGCGTGTACGTTTGCAGGGAGTTACGAAGTAATGAGCAATTGGCTATCTGGTGTCACTGGTGATGAACAGCAATCGATTGATCAACTCAACGAGCAGGGTATTACGGGTAAAGATACACGACCTAAAGCAGAACCTAGTTTTTTTCAGGGTGCAATATCTGCGCCGTTCCGTGGTGCTGTATCTGGTGCGGTTAAAGCTTATGATGCCGTCACGCAACCAATTAACCGAGTCATTGACCATGTTCAGTACAGTATTGAAGATGTTCAAAACGGTGGCTTAGATGGCCCATTAAATGTAAACGAGCAATCTTTTACTGATTTTCACCAAGACAAAAATACAGAGCGTACCAATAAGCTAATCTATGAAGTGCAGCAGCTTGAGGATGCTCAAAATACGGGTACGGCAGGGAATTTTCTTTTTGGTGCTTCTGATTTCATTACTCGTGCAGGTATCGGTAGTTTATTTGGTGGTATTGGTGGTGCGGTTGCAACCGTAGGCACATCCACGGGCAATTATAAGTATCAGGAATTAACCCATGATGGTGTCGATTCTGATACAGCCATGCAGGTTGCTGGCTTAAATGCCTTTGGCGATGCTGTAGCAACTGCCTTGCCATTGTCCTACGGTTTTCGTGGTACAGGTGGATTGGTGGCTGATGCAGCTTTATCTATCGGCGGTGGCGTGGCAACGGGTACAGGTGTGCAAGCTGCGAGTGGTGCAATCTTAGATGCCAATGATTACGAGAAGCAAGCCAAAAAATATGAAGTTACCGCAGAAAGTGTAGCAACAGATGTTTTATTAAATAGCTTGATGTTTGGTGGTGCAAGATATTTAAGCAACAGGGGTGCAAAGCTGGATCAGGCGGTAGACACGGAATTAAACCAACTCAATGCAGATCAGATTGAAACACGTCAGGATGCAATTAATGATACTTTAGTTCGCAATGAATTGGAGTTTGAAGATACCACATTGCCAGTGCATACTAGTGATCCTGTTCAGGTGAATAATCACTATAAAAACTTGGATGCAGCCACCAATCAAGTGTTAAGCGGTCAGACTGTCAATGTTCCGACCACTGTTTCAGGTACACCAAAATCCAGAAGCATAGATTTTGCTAATAGTGCATTGCCCGCAAATGCAAAGCAGATTGCACTAAAAGCCCAACAAGAAGGCATTAGCCCTAGCGTAGCTCTTACCATTGCTCATATTGAAACTGGTGGCACATTTAGTCATACAGCCAAAAACCCAACATCATCAGCCTATGGCGTTTATCAGGTTGTAGATAAGACTTGGAAAAACTTGGGCGGGAAAGATAAAAACAATCTGGATGAACAAATCCGTATAGGCTTAAAGCACATTAAACAAGCTGATGCTTACATGCGTAAACATCTTGGACGCGAGCCTATAGACAGTGAGCAATATTTAGGGCATTTGCTTGGGTCAGCAGGGGCAACCAAAGTTTTAAAAGCCGATCCTAATACACCTTTAATTGATGTTGTACGCTCATACGATGCCAAAAACGCGGATGTTATTGTTAAAAACAACGGCATGTCAGGCATGACAGCAGGTGAAGCAATCAATAAATGGCGTGGCAAATGGAATCAACTTAGCGCACGTTATGGTAATGCTAGTTCAGCTTTTGGCATGGATGGGTCAAGTTATGACTTTGCTTATGAAGTAAAAGACTTAGGCGATCTAATTGCATCAAATGACCGTTTATACGGTGTCAATCCAGCATATCCAAGTGAATTACAGCCGCGTGACCGTACACGCGAAGCATCACGCCAGCAAATTGAGCAAATGGCAGATGATTTAAAGCCTGAACTATTAGGAAATTCCTATAAGTTGAGTGATGGCGCACCTATTATCGGTTTAGATAATGTAGTCGAATCTGGCAATGGTCGTACCTTAGCAATTGGCAAAGCATACGAAAATGGTCGTGCAGATGCATACCGTGAATATATTCAGAATTGGGCGAATGATCGGGGCATGGATATATCCGACCTGAAACAACCTGTATTGGTGCGTACACGGCTTTCAGATGTTGATCGGGTAGAGTTCGCAAGATTAGCCAATCAAAGCGATGTCGCGCAAATGAGCGCATCTGAGAGAGCGCGTACAGATGCAGATCGATTGCCAGATGCATCTATGATAAAAACCAACAACGATGGATCATTGAATATCGATAGCTCAATGGATTTTATTCGTGGCTTTGTAGATCAGTTGCCACAATCCGAACGTGGTGCGGTGATTACCAGCGATGGTCGATTATCACAAGACGGTAAACGCCGTATTGAATCTGCTATTGCACATCGTGCTTACAATGACCCTAACTTAATTGCCCGACTTTCTGAAAATCTGGATGACACATCCAAGAATGTATTAAATGCATTATTACGAAATGCGCCAAACATTGCACAGCTTAATGATCTTGTGAAGCAAGGTGGACGGCATAGTAATACTTTGGCTCAAGACTTGGCACAAGCTGCTCAAAAGCTATCAGACTTAAAGGCTAATGATTTACCAGTTCGTGATTACCTCAACCAAAACCAACTTTTAGATGATGGGTTAAGTGATGGAGCAAAACGATTTCTTGATGTCTTTGATCATAACAGCAAGAGCGCAAAGGCGATTAGTCAATCCATTGCAGATGAAATTCAAGCCATTGAGAACATGGGCGACCCAAGACAGGGTAGTTTATTTGGCAACACACCAGAAGAACAAGCTGCGCTTGATGTGATTTATGCAAATCCTGATATGCCAATTTCACGTAGTCGTACTGGTGCAGATGGTCAGCCCGAAGAATACACCACTACGATGAGCGAATATTTGGCAGACTTGGAAGCGGAAGCGAAACAGGCTGATCTTGATACTTTGGCAGCACAAACAGCATTGAACTGTGCTTTACAATTTGGAAATTAAATTATGAAAGAACAATGCAAACAAGCCGTAGCCAAAGCACTTGGCAAGCAATCTCTATCAGCACAAGAAGCCACTAATATTGAATCACGTATCAATGAAACCATGCGTAATATTGCTCGGAAAGATGTACAACGATGGCGTAATCTTTCACAAAATGAAAAATTGTCAGAAGCATCAAAACAAGTTGCTATTGATATACAAGAGCAACTTGCACGGAAACATAAAATTGCCGCCAACAATATTGTTACTTTATCGCAAAGATTCAATGATCTAGATCATAAAAATTTGCCAGCTAATCAGGTTTTAGATCGTATGATCGCCCCTTATGGTGACATGTCTGGAATCACACCAATTGAGCTGGAATATAAATCTATTGCTGATATGCACAAATCTGAACTTGATGATTTTTATGCAAACATAAATGGCTGGACAAAATTAATTACAGATGAGGAGCTTGTAACGAAGGTTGTTAAAGAGCTTTTTAAAGAAAAAACTGATGACACAATGGCTAAGAATATCGCCGAAAAAATCCGAGAGGTTAATAATAATCTAAAGGATAGATTTAATCGATCTGGTGGCGATATTGGTGATTTAGGTGATAAATATGGGTTGCCTACACATTGGGGTAGAGATAAGTTTTCAGATAATAGAAAAGGTCTTTGGCTGGATTTAGCTCAAAAAAATATTGATCCTGATTTTTTAATTAAATCTGATGGCTCAACAATGACAAAGTTAGAACTTCAAGATGTACTCTCTAAAGCATTTGATACGATTTCAAGTGATGGTTTAAATAGTGTGGAAGTAGGGAAGATAAGCTATTCAGGGGCGGGTAATGTCACAAATAGAATGAGTCAGTCTCGTGTACTGCACTGGAAAGATGCAGATGCTTGGCTTGAAATGCAAAGAGAGTTTGGTGAATTGCCATTATTTGAAATTGTGAATTCTCACATTGATACCATGGCTAAGAATATTGCATTAGTTGAAAAATTTGGTAGCAACCCAAACACAACTTTTAAAATTTTAGCACAGGAAGCAAAGAGAATTGATCAAAAAAATGGCATTAATAATAGAAAAATTAATAGAGGTATTAACCGCGCACAAACCATGTATGACGTGTTTTCGGGGAATGGAATAAAAATAGAAAGTGAAATACTAGCTGATATAGGCTCAACTTACAGAGCTGTAAATACAGGGGGGCTATTAGGATCGGCATTGCTTTCCTCTTTATCTGACATAGCACCAATGGTAAAAATGGCTAAAGTTCATGGTATTTCAACAAAAAATCTATTTAGCGAACTTACAAAAACACTTAATCCAAAAAACAAAGAACATCGAAAGTTTGCAAGAAGTTTGGCGTTAGGAATTGACGAGATGACAGGGTCAGTAGCTCGTTGGGGTGCTGATAGCTTAACAGATTTACACTCTAGGTCTTCTAAGATTGCAAGAGGTAGTCAAACAGTAGCATCTACTGTACTTAGACTATCTTTGTTAAATGCTTGGAGTGCAGGTGCAAAACAGGCTTGGTCAAAATTACTAATGAATAAATATGCTGAGATGGTTAAAGAAAAGTCTTGGCTTGATTTGACTGATAATGATAGAAGTTTGATGAAAAATACTGGACTAGACGAGCAAACATGGGAGGTAATGCGTCTAGCCAAAAGCATTGAGGACATGGATGGAAATCCAATTCTATCTTCTAAATCTGTATATGAGATACCAGATGAATTGCTAACTAAATTTGGTGATCCAAAAAAAATAAAAGATCAGGTTGCAACTAAATATCATGCTCATATTTTAAATGAACAAGGGTTTGCTGTTATTGAAAGTGGATTAAGAGAGCAAACAAGAATTTTTGGCACTACCACTGGTGGTGATCTAGCGGGGTTTTTGTTGAGAGGGTTTTGGCAATTTAAATCATTTCCAACAGCATTTTTGATGCGCCATGGTTCTCGGATGTTGGCTCAACCAACAATTCAAGGTAAGGCCTTCTATGGTATAGGAATTGCAATGGGAATGAGCATACTTGGTGGATTATCACTTCAATTAGGAGAAATAGCTCTTGGTAATGATCCTTTAGAGATTTGGGATAGCAACGATCCGAAGGTTGCCATGGATTTCTTTTTTAGATCAGTCGCTAAAGGTGGTGGACTTTCACTTATGGGGGATATTTTTGCAGCAGGTGCTGATCCATCTGGACGAGATTCAAGAAATATGCTGATTGGACCACTTGGTAACGATTTCGCACAGATAGCAAAAATTACCGTAGGTTCTGCTAATAAGTGGTATAACAACAAAGATATGACAAATACATCAAATGAAATTTATAGGCTTCTAAAATCAAAAATACCAGCACAGAATTTATGGTACACCAAAGCAGCTATAAATAAATTAATGTTTGATCATTTACAGGATACTATTGCACCAGGTTATCGTGAAAAACTAATGAAAAAAGCAGAGCAGGAACAGAAAAAGCGAAGTTTCTTAGGAGATTTTAGTTACAGTTCTGGTTTTGATGAGGCTCGTTCACCAGATTTTGAGAGGGTGGTAAAATGAAAAAACTTGGGATTGCTTTAATTATTTTATTAACTGGATGTGCAACCGTGGGGAAATTTGAGGCCAGAATGGAGGCTAAAAAGGGACTTACTAAGGAGCAACTTATTGATGAAATGGGGATACCTGTAAAAGAATACAAATCTGAAAACTTTGAAATAGTTGAATATTATCAAAGTGACAGAATCAATGTTCCTCAGAGTAGTGTTTCAACCGTTTCTGGAGGTACCGTATACACCAACACATCAGGCGGCTCTTTTGCCGTTGATTGCAAATTGGAATTTAAGTTAATTGACGGAATAGTTACTAATTACAGATATAAAGGCTCTTTATGTCGATCTAATTAATTAAGATATGAATTCAAAGGTTGATCATGAAAATAGAAAAATTAACAACTCTAAGAAATGGGATTTCATTCTTCTTAGGCGAATTACAATTTCTGATTGAAGATACTGAAAACCTAAAACTATCACATCATGATGGCCGATATAAAAATGGGTTTTATATGCTTAAATATCATGGTGTCATTGCATTTCTCGACAAACATTCAGGTGATCAACTACAAGAATTTTTAGATAAACTTGTGACAGATTAAACACCCACCAAAACACACCATAAACCCCTGTTATATACACCAATATAACGGGGGTTTTTATGTCTACAGAAAAGAAAGTCGGTCACTTAAAACCTGAAACCAAAGAGAAACTTGAGCTTTGTCTGGAAATGGCTGCCACAGACACAGTTGATTTAATGACTGAAGCCTATGGTAAAGACATCTTTGATAAGGAAGGTCGTGGCGATAAAGTCTGGCTCTACAAAGGAGCTAAAGAGGCTCTTACATGCATGGAGAAACTTAAGCGCATTCTTAATGATGATGAGCTTGCCGTGGGTGATCCGAATGATCGGAAAATCACACCAGAAATGCAGGCGGCTGAGTTATTGAAATCTGTAGCTGAAAAGCTTGAGGCGCGTAAACAGCGTCCGAGTTAATTATGATTCAGGTCGGTTTTGCCGCGTTCTATCTGGTTTATGCTGAAACCTTAAACTGGGTTGTGCCTGATTTTCATCTGGATGTCTGTGACTTTCTGGAAGATTACGGCTCACTCGGTTTATTGATGATGCCGCGTGGACATGGCAAATCAACCATCCTTGATATTTATAACGCTTGGAAGTTGTACAACAATCCCAATCACTTGATTTTACATCAAGGCGCAACTGATCCAGATGCTTACAAAGTCAGTCGTGGAACTGAGCAAGTTTTAGAAAGACACCCACTTTGCCAATTATTCAACATTAAAAAAGAACGTGGCGAAACACAAAAATGGTGGGTAACAGGTTCTAATGACGTGCGGCATGGCTCTATTCATGCACGTGGCATCATGTCGAATGTCACGGGTTCACGTGCAAACGAAATCCAGAATGATGATGTAGAGGTGCCAGGCAATATCGGCACACCTGAAGCACGTGAAAAACTACGCTACCGACTTGGTGAACAAACCTTTATTTTAATACCGGGTGGACAGGAATTATATGTCGGAACACCGCACACCCATGATTCACTCTATTCAGAGATTATGCTTAATCCTGATGCTAAATGCCTTGTATTTAGGATGTTTGAAAAAGAAAAACGTATTGAGCAAGTCATTCAAGCCGCTGTTGATTTTAAGCCAATCTATATTTTTAGCGGCATTGGTCGTCAGTCAAAACTTCTGGTTGAAGGTCAAGACTATCAGGTCGTACAAAAAGGTACGGGCTACTTTATCACGTTTGATGAATCTCACTCACTCATTGATATCTACAGCGAAGCATTGTGGCCAGAAAGATTTACGCCTAAAGAAATGCAAAAGCGTAGACGCAAATGCCGAACGCTGAACGAATGGGATTCACAGTATCAGCTACATGCCAAGCCTGTAGGAGATGTTCGCTTGAATCCAGAGAAACTTATCCCGTATGCCGTTGAGCCAGTCTTAACGCGGGCGAATGGTGTATGGCGCATGATGCTAGGCGAACGTCAAATTGTGGGTATGACATGCTCATGGGACCCGTCTAGCGGCAAGCTTAAGTCTGATACATCTGCTGTTGAATTGGTGCTACATGACGATCTAGGTAATAAATATTGGCATCGATCTATAGAACTGACTGGCGAAGTCGTCAAGACCGATGAACAAGGCAATATTGTCGGCGGTCAAGTCTGGCAGCTATGCGACTTGATTGAAGAATTTAATATTACCCGTGTCAGTATTGAAACCAACGGCATAGGTAATTTCGCACCAGCTTCACTAAAAGGCGCACTAAAGAAACGAAAAATCCGCTGTGGTATCAGTGAGCAGCACTCTACCCAAAACAAGAATAAACGCATTCTGGAAGCACTAGAAGGGCCTTTAATCTCTGGAATGCTATGGGTTCATGTATCGGTCATTGATACGCCAGACGGTGAAAACACATCCAAACAATACAAGCAAATGCAACAGTTTAATCCAGCTTTGTCAGATCAGGATGATGACCATCTTGACTCGCTTGCTCGTGCTATAACTGACTCACCTGAACGAGTCGGAAAAATACACAACAAAGAACAGCACAACGAGCGCCCTAATTGGAGAACAGACGGTGGTGTTGCAGAAGCCACCTTAGATTTTAACGATTAGGGGGCAACTATGGCAGTCCAAGAGCAAACACCATATATTGAGCACATTGCAAATGGAGTTACAACATCCTTTGCTTTGGAGTTTGATTGCAAAGATAAAGAGCATTTGATTGTATTAGTGGATAATGTAGAACCCAATGTGGGTACATGGTCCTTAGCTAATGGTTCCGTTGTATTTGGGACAGCACCAGCGAATGGGAAAATCATTTCGATTCAGCGCAATACGCCATTCCGACGTGATACAAACTTCCAAAGTTATGACAACTCACTGCGTCCAGCCACAATTAATAAAGATTTTGATTGGATCTGGTACAAGTTACAAGAACTTGGTGTAGCCGACTGGATTTTAGGAAATCGAATTGATGCGCTTAAAAACTATGTAGACCGCAAAGATGATGAGCTTAAAGCTTATCTCATGGAGGAAATCCGAAAACAAGGTGTAGCACTAGATCAGCTAGATGACTATTACAATTACTTAATGCAGCGACTTGCTCAGATCGCAGTGGATAAAGGGTGGGATGCATCTTTTGTTGTTGATGCAAGTGGCTTAACTCAACAGGAAATCAACAATGGCTTTCTTTTGAGTGAAATGCTGGATATTCCAAAAAAATTAGATGGGAGCATGGTGTATCTTAAATCCAGACTCCCGCCCAATTATGCACTAAAAAATCCATTTTCAGGTGGTGGTCGGTTTATTTATGACTCAAGTAAGTCCAATATAAATGACGGTGGTTTGGTTATTGATGGTTGGGTTCGCGTATGGGATGGATGTACTATCCATGTGGACTGGTTTGGTGCAGACCCAACAGGAAATTTAGATTCAACTCAAGCGATTAAAAGTGCAATTAGCAGTGTTTCAACTCGAACCACATCACCGTTTATTGAAACAAAACCGACCTGCACGGTAGAGTATGGCACAGGTGTATATAAGCAGGGCGACGTTCCGCTTGTATCATGTGTCGAGTACAGAGGGCAAGGCTCAACAATAACTCAAATCATCCCATCTTATGATGCTGAGTATTTATTTAAAACAATTGGTAGTTCTGAAGGCGAGGTGATTTCTCCAACAACACGACTCTGCTACAACACTATTGTAGGCATGACGCTTGGATACGGCTATGTTCAGCAAATCCCAATGGTGAATACAAGTGCTGGCGGGGTTTACCAAGAAGCATCATCCTGGTGTAAGATGCGTGATGTAAATTTTTGCGGCAATGGTGGTATTGCGCTTCGACTCGTTGGCGTGTGGGATGCTGATTTTACTAATGTGACATTCTTCAACAATGGGCATCAGACAAATTCAACAACACTCTTGATAGAGCCTGTTGCTAATTCTAACGATGGTTCAAATGCTATTACATTCACTCGCTCTCACTTCGAGGGTAACTACAGACATTTTGAAATTGCTAAAAATTCACGACACATCTATTTCAACTGGGCGAAGATTGAAGCATTTACAGTTCCATCTTCCATAACCGACCCTCAGGGCATTGTATTTAATAGTCTTGAGGCATCCACCCACGATTTCAACCAGCCACTAATTGGACATCACTCAACATCTGACTACACCCCCTTTATTGTTGAGTATAATGATCCTGTATTTTTTGGTGGTGGTTATTATCTGTACAGTGATGCCAATTATCCAGTCCGAATAAATGGGGGTAGTTCAAAAGAAGCGGGTCGAATTGCGTATGGTAAAAACTTTAGAATCTCCGATCACTATGGGTTTTTCTGTGGTCGCACTTTCCTTGACCTAACTGATTCTATTGTTTCTGATTGTGAGTTTGCGTATCTGCAATCAGGTACAGCAGACGGAACATTAAATTCAGTTCAGCTATCTGGCAACTCAAAACTATCTAATACAATTTTTAGCGGGACTGGAAATTCAACAGATGGTAGAGCTTTTGTTAGTGCAGCCCCAAGCATCCCAATTATCGACTGTACCTTTGAGTCAGGATCGCAATATGCAATTCGTGGCGCACCATCAAATAAGCACAAGAACAATACCGCAGTTACAACCATGTATTCTAGCGGTGGAGTTGGCCTATCAGAAATTGAGGGGTTCAGCTTCGGAGATAAATCGTCTTATAAGATTTTAGCTACTAAGGATGCTCTGGCATCAATTTCGTGCGTCAATGGTTCGTCTCTAATACAAACTAGAGCTGAAAATAAATTAAATGCACTACTCTATGCCGATTCTTGGTCTGGATTAACATTGATCGGAAAAACCTCAACTATTGACATTGTAACCACGGGAAGCACTGGGGTTAGCGGTGATGGAAAGGTGTATATATCTAACACTGGTAGTACTTTAAATATTATGAATAGAACTAATGCCGACATTGAACTATACATGTTGATTAATAGCGTTATCACATGATTAATAACCACTTCGTTAGGTATATTTTGTGGTGAAGATATTATTATCACTAAAACCGATATAGGTGTTTTAAATTAAAAGCAAACAAATCAATTAAGCAAGCGCCCATGCGAGCTTTTTTTATTAGTATTAATTACACAGCAAACCAACACTAACCCTGATCTTTAATTAGATCAGGGTTTTTTATTACCAAAAATTTAGGGGGAGAAATGTCAGAGACAACAGGGCAAGCAATTGCCGAAGCAAGTGCAGCAGTTACATCAATTTCAACCAAAACAGCAGTAGGAGGCTCAATTGCAGGCTTGTCGGGGAAGTTTTTAGGCTTAGATCCAATCACAGCAATTGGCTTGCTAGTGGCGATTGCAGGCCTGTTAGTGAGCTTTATGAGCTTCTTGATTAACTGGTACTACAAGCGCCAAGAAAACAAACGTGCAGATCAACTTCATGAAATTGCGCTACGAAAAGCAAAGGATGAATGCAATGTCGAATAAAACCAAGATAGCTGTAACCATGGCAACCGTGATTAGTTTAGGTGGCCTTGCTTGGACGCAAAGCCGTGAAGGGACTGTACTTAAACCCTATTACGATAGCGTTAAAGTGGCAACCATTGGCACAGGCACAACGGTCTATCCAAATGGCAAGCCTGTCAAAATCACCGACCCACCAATTACCAAGAAACAAGCCGCTGAATATCTACAATTCCACATGAATAAGGATGCCAAGATTTTCAATAAAACGCTTATTGGTATTCCGCTTTCTCAAGCTGAGTATGACTTGTATATGGACTTCACATACCAGTTTGGCACTGGTGCATGGTCGCAGTCCTCCATGCTTCGTAACTTAAAATCACGCAACTACGTGCAAGCCTGTAAGTCGCTATTGAAGTGGAAGTATGCAGCAAAGCGCGATTGTTCAATCCGTTCAAATAATTGCTACGGGGTATGGATTCGACAACAAGCACGCTATGAAAAATGCATGGGAGAAAACTAGATGCCCTTACTTTTACTGATTTGGAATAACAAGCGCTGGACCTTAATCATTCTGCTTTTGATTTATGTCGTGTTTCAGACATGGCAATCCAATTCACTGACAGGCGATTTGAACAAGGCAAAAGCTGATTGTAAAACCAAAGTTCAACAGGAAGTTGATAAGGCAGTTAAGCCTTATAAGGATGCGGAACAAGAATCACAAGAACGAGCACAAAAAGCAGGTGAGGACTATGAACAAACCAAAGAGACTGAACGAGTCAAAACAGAAACGATTACACGTGAAGTGCAAAAGATCATTGAACGTCCTGTTTATCTCAATAATTGTTTCGATGATGCTGGGGTGTCAGCCGTCAATGCCGCTGGTAATACCGCCGAACCTTAAAGCACCATGTCCCCCGTTGCAAAAACTTGAATCAGGGCAGGGTAAAGATATTCTGCCTATTATGATTGATGATCGCCGCAAGTATGTAGATTGCCAGCAACGGCATAAGGCTGTTATTTCAATTATAGAAAAGTCATCCTAA